TCACCTTTGTTCTTTGCAAAATTATAGTTAGAAGGATCTGCATGATGATTATTATGATACCCTTCTGCTGTTTCGATTATCTGAATCCATTTATTATTATAACTATTGTCCTTGGTATCAAAACTTTTATATGATCCTGGCAACTTAATATGCACTAGGTACCCTACTACTATATTGCTGGTTAAAATGCTAAGTCCTCCTGCGAAAGGCATAAGAAACAAGAACAATTTCCAATCTATTAAAAATAGTATTGCTGATATTAAAAACCAGCAGGCGAAATAATACTTATGAATAAAATTTACAACCCTATCTTTTAAGATAAACATGGGAATTTTCATTTCTTTTTCTTCTAAAAACCATTTTTTAGAATTTAGTAACCAAGAAAAACATGAATGTAATATTCCATCTTTAGGGCTATGTAAATCTAACTCTTTATCACTGTGTCTATGATGATGTGTATGTTGAGCAGCAAATGCAATTGGACTACCGTTACCGCTAATAATGGATCCTATAGCAAACAACAAGTGTCTTTTATATCCAGTTTTAAAACTTCTATGAGTAAAATATCTATGTAATCCTATTGATACAAATAATATGCCTACTATGCGATACCATACAATGCCTAGTACAAGCCACCATAGCGATGTATAGAAAGCAACAACGATTCCTACTGGAATACTTAAAATATTAAAACAATAAAATAATCTAAATTTATCTAAGTAATTTATTTTTTCAAACATTTTATAATCCATGCACTGGGATCAAGCTCAAACCATTTTTTACTAAAATTCCAATTTGAAGAATCTGCATGATGGTTTGCATGTAGAGTGCTGCCTCCTGTTATAAATGCTAAACTTATATAGTTAACACTTTTCCATTCCCCATCTAATTGTTTATGAGCGAAACAATTAACACTCATTTCTATATGAAAAGTGATTACCATAGCGAGTAATAGACTTAATGCAATTTCGTAATCTAGCACTGTTAAAAAAAGTAAAGTAATGTAAACAATTTTTTTACAATTTCTATCAATACGTATCAAATTGTAATCTAAAATATGGTCTTTTATTATTCTTAGAGGTACATGTGGAATGTTTAAAAACCATGTAAAATAACTATGTAAGTATCCATGTTTAGGACTGTGTGGATCTAAATCAGTATCACTATGTGCATGATGCCACCTGTGCATTAAACTCCATAGTATAGGACCCCCCATGATTCCAAAACAAGAAATAATGCCAATGGAATAAGTGATCCATTTATATTTTGGTATCCAACTTTTATGAGAAAATAATTTATGAGAACCACATTGGATACCTGCCCAATAAATTAAAATATGAAAAAATATCGTAAATAAAAGAACTTTGACTATATTAAAAGATAAAAAAATTGTCGCTGTAATTGCGACAATTTGTAAAGGAAGATTAAATTTTAAATAATAATCTCGAAATTCTTTATTTAAATCCAATCCGGTCATTCTTCTCTAACCAATGCTTTCATTATCTTAATAGCCCATTGAAAAGCGACCTTTGCTTCGTCACCAAGGTCGTCTGTTAATTCAGCACGTATAGCAGTTTTTAAATTTTCCGCATCTTTGAATTGATAAAATCGACCTTGACCTGGACATTTCTTTGCAATGATTTGCCCACCAAATAAATCTCCCATATGGCGACAATATAAATGAGCTTTGATTAAATGTCTACGTTCTTGATCGTAATTTAAATCTAACAAATACTTGCAATAGCTAATGGTTTCAGGCAACCAAGTTAAATTATGATAAGGCCCTACTAATTCAATACAGTCTTGATAAATCTTATGTGCTCGTTCAATGTCAGGAAGATTTTTCAACATTCCTTGACTGTTAGCCGCAGTTTCGATACCATTATACACCAGTACCATTTGCCAAAGATAGTTAGCGTATTCTTCTTTAGTGAAAGAACCTGTAACTAGCTTTTTGGCAAATACTGTTCTTTCTGCATCTGAGTGCAAATCTTTAGTTATTTCTCGTAGACTCATTCTTCTTCTAATTTAATTTGTAAAGGAAACCCTTGAGATCTAGAAATTGAAGTTGCTTCGACTGCTTTTACTTCTGCAATTTCAAAAGTGTAAACTCCAGCAATTCCACTTCCTTCATTATGTATCTGCATTGTAATATCTTTAGCAGTATCTTGGCTGTGTTTAAATATTGTAGTTAATACGGAAATTACAAAATCCATTGGAGTATAATCGTCATTTAACAAAATCACTTTCCAACGTTTTGGTTCTTGTATATTTTGTTTGATTTTTTCGTCAATTTTTACGTCGTGTTCTACAGACATGTTTAACTCCTGTGATGTTTATAAGGGGACATAAAGTCCCCTTGTATTATATTACTTAACTTCTACAATGTCAATTACCCTGGCTTTCTTTTCTTCTGGAATAATGTATTCTAGATTAATAGTCAAGATACCATCTTTGATTTCAGCACCGTTAACAACCATGTGTTCTGCAAGTTGCCAACTTCTTACAAAGCTTCTACTGCTTAGTCCACGATGTAAGTACTGTTTAACAGTATTTTCATTAGGTGTTTCTGATTCTCCCTTTACAGTTAGAATCTCTTGTTCAACTTCGATACTAATTTCATTTTTCTTGAAACCTGCAATTGCTATTTCAATTTGATAATGAGTATCATCTGTTTTTATAATATTATGTGGAGGATAATTTGTTGATAGTTGATTTGCAAACCTTGTTTCAAAAGTATCAAATAATCTATCAAATCCTACCAATGCCTTATTCAAGGCCGTTGTATCAAAACGTGTTAAAGTTCCATTCATTGTCATTTCTTTTCTCCTTTATTTAAGCAAGATAATAAAAATATTTGACCCAATGGCGTCAAATATAGTTCTTAAGCAGTTTCCTTAAATTCTGCATCTACTGCAACATCTTCGGAAGTTCCGCTTGAAGATTCCTTTTTACTTTTTGCAGTTGCAACTATTTGTTGTACTTCAAAAAGTGTAGTGATAGATTCGTTAATTTTTTCCTTGTCTGATTCTGCACAAGCTTCTTCAGCTACTTTGCAAGCATCATTCACTTTGGTTTTTTCTTCTTCAGTAAGAAGAGTTTCAACTTCTTTCATATCACTACGAATGTTATGTATAATACCTTCTGCATTATTTCGTGTTTCTATCAACTCTCGTTGTTTACGATCTTCGTCTGCATTGGCTTCGGCGTCCTTTACCATACGTTCAATTTCTTCTGGAGTTAATCCGCTATCGCTTTTAATGGTAATTTTATTTTCTTTACCTGTGTTCTTATCTTTGGCACTCACGTGCATAATACCATTAGCATCTATATCCAATGTCACTTCAATCTGCGGCATGCCTCTACGTGCAGGAGCGATTCCTTCTAAATTAAATTCTCCTAACAACTTATTGTAAGAAAACATTTCGCGTTCACCTTGTGCAACTTTAATAGTTACCGCAGGCTGATTATCTTCGGCTGTAGAAAATACCTGACTATGTTTTGTAGGTATAGTAGTATTCTTACTGATTAGTTTAGTAAAAATGCCTCCCATTGTTTCAATGCCTAGACTTAGTGGAGTCACATCTAATAACAGAACGTCTTTTCTATCTCCACCTAGAACTGCGCCTTGTACTGCTGCTCCAGCTGCAACTGCTTCATCTGGATTAACATCTTTACGTGGTGCTTTACCAAATAGTTTTTCAACTTCTTCTTGCACTTTAGGCATACGTGTTTGCCCACCGACTAGAATAATTTCATCAATATCGGCAGCACTAACTTTTGCATCTTGCATTGCTTGACGACAAGGTGCTAAACTTCTTTGAATTAAGTCTTCTACTAAACTTTCTAATTTTGCTCTAGTTAATTTAAGATTTAGATGCTTAGGACCTGAAGCATCAGCAGTGATATATGGAAGATTCACATCAGTTTGTGAACTGTTGGACAATTCAATTTTTGTACGTTCAGCTGCTTCTTTAAGACGTTGCAGTGCCATGACGTCTTTACTAAGGTCAATACCTTGCTCTTTCTTAAATTCAGATACAAGATAATCCATAATTCTATTATCAAAGTCTTCGCCGCCAAGGAATGTATCGCCGTTGGTAGAAAGAACTTCGATTTGTTTATCTCCGTCGACGTTAGCGATTTCTATAATGCTGATATCGAAAGTACCGCCACCTAGATCATATACAGCAACTTTTCGATCACGTTTATCTGTTTTATCGACGCCATAGGCTAGAGCTGCTGCGGTTGGTTCGTTAATAATACGCAGAACTTCTAGCCCTGCAATTTTTCCTGCATCTTTAGTAGCTTGACGCTGACTATCGTTGAAGTAAGCAGGTACAGTGATAACAGCCTGTGTTACTTCTTGCCCAAGATAGTCTTCTGCGGTTTTCTTCATCTTACGTAGTACTTCCGCTGAAACTTGTGGAGGAGCCAATTCTTTGCCATTAGCTCGTATCCAAGCATCTCCGTTAGTAGCCTCCATGATCTCGTAAGGCATTAAGTTGATATCTTTTTGTACAGCGTCTTCTTTAAATTTACGTCCGATAAGACGCTTTGATGCATGAATTGTATTTTTTGGATTAGTTACTGCTTGACGTTTGGCTGGTGCGCCGACTAGGATTTCTTCATTAGTATAAGCAACAATACTAGGTGTAGTTCTAGCACCTTCTGAATTTTCAATTACTTTGCTTATACCGTTTTCAATTATTGCTACACAACTATTAGTAGTACCCAAATCGATACCGATGATTTTGCTCATGTTTTTCTCCTTAAATTAAGCAAGATTTTTGGACTCGTGTCCTTTGTACAACCCTTAAGGCGCTGCACAATCTTATTTATCTCTGATTTGCCAGAGGTTGTATTAAATTTCCATTAAATTGTGTACTGCTCCTTAATCTTTGAAAAACGTTCTGTACTCCCACTGCTTGGTTCCACGCATCTTCTAAAGCATGATGTTTAAGTACCGGCGGTCTTTTTGGGTCAATGCCCAAATCAAACAACGTTCTAGTATCCCTAACTTCCCAAAAACTCCAAGGGATTGCCTTATTAAGTTTTCTAAAAATATTTTCACAAATAACAGTGTCAAAAGCGGCACCATGACTCCAAACACGTTTAGCTCCCCAACAAAATTTATACAATTGATTAAAGGCTTCTCTTACATGAATCCTGTCTTCTGTACTAAATGCTTCTTCTTGTGCTTCTTTACTCTGCTTACTCCACCATTCTAGAGTATCATTTGAAACATCTAATTCTAATTCGTCGCAACTGTCTATGTCTACTTTGACATAAAATTTTTCACAACTAGGACTATCGAGTTCATTACTAAACGGATCAAATTTAACAGCTCCAATTGTCAATACTGCTGCATTAGGTGAGGTGGCAAGAGTCTCTAAATCTATCATTATATCAGATAGCATAAAATCTTTCTAAAATTATATTATACAAAAAAAATTAAATTAAAACAACTTTTTTGGCAATTGTTCTTTTTTTAATTTGTTTAAGAAACGAGCTCGACCTGCTGCTTTTTTACGTTTACGAGCTGTTGTTGGTTTTTCATAAAATTCTTTTTTTTGTAGAGTCTTTAATGTACCAGCTTCCTCTACTTTGTTTTTTAATTTGCGTAAAGCTCTGTTTACATCGTCTCCATCTCTTAGCACTACTGTAGTTCCTTTTCTAGGCATCCTCATCCTCGTCGTCTTTATCTAGAACTTCTAAAACCCAATCTAAATTATACATTCTATTTCTGCTTATTAAACTCCACGGTGTGATTTCATCTGTGGTATAATAGTAAGCATTAGATTGTGTTAGAATTAAGGAAACAAATAGTTTAGTAAGATCGTCACAATTATCAATGTCTACAACAATCCTATCGACACTTTGGCTCACTGACAATAACCAGTTGATATCCGATTCAGCATCATCAAACACATATACATTTACATCTTCTCCAATCTTACTTAGAGTAGCTTGAAATTGCAGTTTGATTTTAGTAGACGGTTTGACTAATAAGAATGATAAGTTCGAATTGTACAGTCTGTCAGGAGGTGTAATTAAGTTAATATTTGTTCCACTCATATAACTACTTATTCTTTTTTTCCTGAATCTTTTGCCACAATGAATCAGGGCTTTGTTCTGAATTTTGCTTGTAATTTAGATCATTAGATTCTTCAGTTTCCGCATCAAAATGTGCTACAGTTTCCCAAGGTAGTTTATCTATAAGGCCTCGTTCGTATAAAGAACGCTGACGCTTCAACGTATCGTGCGGATTAGATGCCTTCCATGCTCTACGAGCATCTGTATCTGCTTCCTCGTCTTCCTCGTCTATTACTCGTTGTGCCCATGTTTCTTCATTTTCTAGAACAGGAACACTGTTAATTAGATCCTGATCTAACTTGGCTTGTCCTTCTAATGGACGTACCATTGGAAACGGATATGGCTTTTCATATTCATTTAGATCTGCGATATCACTTGGCATTTCTGAATGCTCATCAACAGAGTCTTTAATTTGTTTGATTTGTTCTTCTGTTAAAGGACCGTCGTCTGGTTCGTAGTTATATCCATCTTCTTTTGGAATCTCTGATATCAGACGATTAGCTTCTTCGATGTCTGCTTGATCGTCTTCGATATCTTGCAATTTAGCAATTACTCTTAGACGTTTAAAAAATTGCTCTGTTTCAGGATCGATTGTGCCATACAATCCATCGACTACATCACACTCTTTATTAGGACAAAAAGGACCAATTCCTGGGGCATCCATAACTTCTGTCCTGCACTTAGGACAATGCGTTATTACTTCTTGGGGATCTCCGGTAGCCACCACAGGATTGGTTCCACCACTATCTCCCACCACATGTACACTATTAAGTTCGGCATCAGTATTAGCATCTTGTTCCTCCTTGACTCGTCTGAAGTATTGAAAACTGTATTGACTAGACAATAATAGAACAACTGCTAACGGATCAAAAATAACAACAATCAAAATTATGACCCAACGAACTGCACGTTCTAAAACATTTTGATCCGGATTATCGCCATACAGTAAAGCCGCAATGTATTTAATCGGCCCTACTTCAGCCTCTACCTTGCGTAACTCGCTAGCTATTGGTGCCCGTTCTTGATTAAGAGCAGCGATTGTTTTTTGAGAACGTGCAATATCTGATTGCAGAGCAGTGCGTTCTTTGGCTTGATTGCGACGAATTTGTACAGCACGTTCAGCACCACGTTCTGTATCGCTACGACCTAACATTTGATCAACTTGTGCATCCATTTGAGTCAATGCTCGTCTAGCCGCATCAATATTGTCACGTTCTGTTTTAATTTTCTCGTCTATAAGAGCGACTTTAGCAGCAACATCACCGGTAGGTACGGCCTGATCTAAATGTGCTTTCGACAAATAACCAAAAATTCCCATCGATGTAATTAACATCAAAATGGATACTGCTATAAGCAGGTAAGTTTTAATTAGTCTAGGAGCAATAAACCAATTCTGTTTCAACCAAACAGTGGCAACTAATTTACTAACTTCTAATACTATTCCCATAATGGCAATAGGTACAGCCGCGGCGGCAAAAATACTTATTAGGCCTGCGACAGAATACCAAACAGCCACAGCAGAAATGGCAAGTCCGCTGAATAGAGCAAACCATGCAATACTTTTATCAGCAAATGTAATTTTCATAGTCAATATTTATCGATGAATTTCCATGTTTTAGTGCTGTTATAATAACATGCAGTATCTTCAAAACTTTTTTCGTCAGCACCTAGACGAACCCAACTGTGTACACGTCGACAAATATTACCATTACCAGGATAGGTATAAACTACTCTAGCTTTGCCTTGAGCATCAGTTCGATCATTAAACCATTCTACTGACTCTCCATTTTCAAGATTATTCAATGCATGATAAACTGCATGTGAGTGTAGATTTTGATCTTGTGGTTTTAATTTTGTACCAAAAAATTTAGAAAGGTTATATGCCATACCCAGTAAAGAATCATTACTCATCCAATGATTATTTACAGGTCCTTGCCAGCTTTGAGCATAGCTATTGGTACATACTAGGATGAGGCACAACTTCCCAAGTACCATCATATTTCTTACATGCATAACCACGCCTTTCTACTGGTCGATTGTTTAATGTAATAAAGTATTTGTATTCTCCACAGTCTTGTGCCATACCACTTTGAGCATGAAATAATCTATCAACTTTATTGTCGTTGCACTTCATTACTTCTACTGTTTGGCCATCAACAGTTTTACCGGATTTATCTTTAACAATACGTGTTTCAGTTTTTATGTCACAGTACTGATCAGGTATGTTAGCTCGAGGAGTATAGGTAGTACAGCCTGATAGAGCTATACTACCTATTAACAAATAGCGTATCATTATTTGTTACGATTCTTAGTTTGGTTTAAAAGTTCACCAGCGACTTCGTTAACATTTTTGCCGGCATGCTTACGTTCACTACGTTCAACTCTGGCATCGTATTCCTTAGCCATAGCTTCTACATCTTTCTTGGTAATTTTCATTAACACGAAAGCACGGTAGTGAGCAGTGTCTGGATTATACACAATCATTTTCTTATCTACAGCATAAGTTCGAAGTACACTTTCTGCGATAAGATTAACAATTACGTCTTGACCTTGTTGAAATGCTTCTAGTTTTTCTGGCCCACCTTCTTCATCATAGATGATAGTAGTTCGATTGTTCATTTCTCCTGTAATGCGATCAAGAACTTTGGCCTTGGCTTTAAGCGTAGCTTTCTTTAGAGCCATTTCCATACTAGGACTGACATCTTCTGCTACTGCATAGAGATATCCTTCTTTGTCCCAAAACTTCCAACCATCTTTAGATTCTTTACCTACATCAGAATGTTCTAAATACCAATTAGGAACTTCACGTTTAGTTACATTTTCGGTACGTAATGGTTCCATACTGGTAGTGCCGCAAGCAGCAAGGATTGATGTTAACGAAACTACTACAAGAGCCTTTTTCATATTTGCCTTTCAAAGTGTGTGTATAAAAGAAAACCTCTACAGTACCAAGTATACTGCAGAGGTTGGTAAATGTCAATGTATTTTGGTTATTTAAAAAATATCAGCATCATTAAGACACTTTGAACGATAAATCCGAAACCAATAGTTGCTACATTTAACATGTCTTTTACAATGACTGCTTTTAAAAATAGCAGCGTCAATGCGCCCCAAGTTAGCAGAACTAAATCTACACTGGGCAGTCTATCTGTTAAACTCATACTAACTGCTATCAAACTAGGGATAGTAGCAGCATGTAACATAATATTGGCTAACCAAGCCATTGTTTCAGAACTAATAATGCCAATTTTTTTGGTTATAACAAATTTAGCATGTTCATATAAACGATTAAATCTTGACATTTCGATCCCTATAAAAAATGTGATTACCAATTACGCCAATTCTTTCTTTGCCCCAATTTGGATTGACATATACAGCATGAAAGTACATGGCATCTTTCATAGAACTTAATCTAAAGTTTTCTAAAAGAACTTTTTTAGCAACTTCATAACTTTCTTTATAAAGTTCAGGGTGCTTAATCCTTGGTCGGCCACCGTTTTCACAGTACCAACTAAATTGACAAACTACTTTTTCCATAAAAATAGTTTTTTGGTAAACTACTTGGCAAATATCGTTAGGAAAATTTGGATGCTTTGATCTATTCAAAGTTACCTGGGCCACTGCCACTTTTCCTTCAAACGACTCACTGCCTGATTCAAAATAAATGTTTCGAGCTAGACATTCTAGTTGACGCTCTCTATCTTTGAGAGCTACAAGTTCTCGATTTTTAGATTCGATTTTTGCTTGAGTAGCTAATTCAACTCTTTGATAATGGGCTATACGATTTTTAGTAATAGCCTGTATTGCTGATCCTACTAAGAATACACCCAGCACGAGCATACCGATTCTTAGATATTTTTCCATAGTTACATCCTCCTATTATATTAATGTGTATCGCTACACACCAGCAATCCAAAAAATATTAAAAATTGCTGTAGTTTGAAAAAATCAAAACGTTAAGTAGTTATCAAAGTACATAGAATCATTATCTACGCATTTTGCTAATGTCTACTGCTTCTTCATCACTGAAGATAGGCACAGCATTACTTTTATGCATAGTGCCAATTCCTTTAACTTTAGTACCTGTGTAAACCTTTTGTTCAGGTTTAGTACAAGGGCCTCCAGTAAAAGGCAAACTAGGTATTTTGGGCTGATCCGAACCTCGATGAGCAACTTTTGGTGCCACATATACTGATGCAGACATAGCACGGTTAGCTCGTTTTTTTTCAGCTTCAATGCCCCATTTTTTCTGTAATTCTTTCCAATCGTCTTCCAATTCTCTTGCCTTACGTGCCTCTTCGGAATTTCGAAATTTACGTTTGCCTTTTCGTTTGCCTGTAGTAGTTAGCCAAGGGCCTTCGAGATGCATAGTCAAAATCACTCTCCAAATCGTTAAAAATGCTATTATACTAGACTTTTTGGTTTTTGTCTAGTCTCTAATAAAATCACGACTGACTTTATATAGCAAACTTTCGTGATCGAGATTTTGAAATTCTTCACCCAATTCATACAAATCATCTGAATAGTCTGGTTGATCGAACCCTAAAATTTCAAACAATTCTCTTTTGGTAAGCTTTTCGCCTCTCATATAGTTGACCCAAACTATAGTCATTGTGTAGCACATAAACAACTGTGCATCATTGACGATACCATGATATTCGCACCATGATTCGGTTTGTTTTAAATAGTAATCAAAATCTTCTAACCTGTGTCTAATTTGGAATAACCAATTTTTGGTATCTTCTCTAGACCACATTTCAAACTCTAAAAGATTCACCGCAACCGCATCGATCCTTTTCTTTGTTATTGATAAAGTCAAATCCTTCGTTAAGACCTTGACGTCGCCAATCCATGGTCATACCATCGATATATGGTAAGTCTTTTGGATTTACAAAGATAGTAACACCGTTGCTTTCGTATGTAATTTGATCTGTGTGTGGCGTGTCTACATATTCTAATTTATAGGCAAGTCCTGAACATCCGGTAGTTCTTACTCCTACCATTATTCCAAGACCGTGCCCTCGATTAGATAACTGCTGCTGTACTTTCTTGGCTGCTATTTCTGTTAATTGAATCATGTTTTGATTTATAATCCGATAAAGCTGCTTTTATTGCATCTTCTGCAAGAATCGAACAGTGTATTTTGACAGGTGGTAATGCGAGCTCTTCGGCAATTTCCGAATTCTTGATGGCATTCGCTTCATCAAGACTTTTACCTTTGAGCCATGTAGTAACAAGCGACGAACTTGCAATCGCTGAGCCGCAGCCATACGTCTTGAATTTGGCATCAGTGATGATATTATCTTCTACTTTAATTTGTAATTGCAGAACATCTCCGCAAGCCGGTGCTCCTACTAATCCTGTTCCTACAGTAGGGTCGTTCTTATCAAGTTTGCCGACATTACGAGGATTCTCATAATGATCTATAACTTGATCAGAATATGACATTAGCGTTTTCTCCTACTTGCTGCCTTAGTTTTTGCTGCTCTTTTGCGTAGTTGCTTTCCCATGACTTCTCCTTAGATTTTTCCTCTACGGCGTAGCACTCTACGTACCGCAGCTTTAGTTTTTGTCTTTGCTCTGTAACCCATAATTTTTCCTCTTTAAATTATTTAGTTTTGGACTCTTTACGTTCGTTCTTAACTGCGGTAACATCATTTCTTGCTTCTTTACAGAATTTAGTCAATTCTTGAAGTCCTTTACGCACACGGGTTCCAGCACTGCCTACGCCCTTGTCGTAGAATTTTTCAAAATCACTTTCCATCGATTCTACTAATTTTACTAATTCTTGATACTTACTCATAATCTTCTCCTTGTGTAATTATGTTATAAATTTGTTTCCAATTTTTGACTACAGGGTATGGACATTCGTGTTTCATATTGTGTCCATGTTCTACTAAAATACTTTTAAGTCCTAGTGCATGTCCAAGATCAGCATTGATAGGTTTATCTTCAATCCAATACAATCCACTGTTCTTGTATTCAGACAGTGCATCATCTTTATCTGCACCAGTATCTAAAAAAACGAATTTTTCAAATGCTGTGGAACCAAATATTTTTTTAATATTCATTTCTCTAAGCTTTTGAGCATTTGTATCATTACTTAGACTAGTTATACAATGAAACTTAAATCCGTGTTCTTCATGTAAACGTTTTACATAATATGTAGCATCTCTTAGACTAGGAAGAAAGCCAATTGCTGCACTTTCATTGAATATTCTAATCAATTTTTTAGCTTCGTATTGATCCAAATCTTCGTACTGGTCGTGTAAGTAATAACTGTGTTTTCCATTTGGTTTGCTAACGTAACCACGTTCGGACATCCAGACATGAAATGCCCATTCCCAATCGAGGATAACTCCATCTGCGTCTGTAAGTATGATTTTTTCCATACTTAAAGTATATGTTAGATTTTTATTAATGTCAACCACCTGCAAATACGTTTGGTGAACCTGCTGCCACTGCGGTGCAACCAGAAAGACCATCCCCTATTCTTCCACATCCTTTATTGTTCACTTTGACTGTACTGCTACCTGCGGCGATTGGAGCAGAGTGTGCTGGGCAAGGACTACCTGGTAATAAATGAACTGTATTCACATCCCCTTGTCTACTTACAGGTTTGTTGTTAACAAAAACGTTACCGGATCCTACTGCCCTGACCATACCAGAGCAGTGCGCAACATCTGCATCACCAATTCTTGTAACTGCTGGCATATTAACTTCCTTTGTAATTATAATTGGCCATAAATTGCCTCATCGCTTCTAACGGATTTAATACTTGTTGTGTTACTGTTAGAGTTGAATTTCCATTGACAGTTAAAACATAAGTTCTTATTTCTGACTGTCGCTGATCTTGAGCTAATTCAAACAAATTTTTATCAGGAGGCATATTACCTCGACTTACTACAGAAATAGGAGTAGTAGTTAAATCACTTTCTCCTGGCTCTGTATATTTAAAAGTGTCTGTAAATGTAAATTCATATTTTCCGCTAATAACTACAGACGAAGCCCCTCCTGTTATATTAATTCCAGGTTCAGAAGGAGATCCTGAAAGAATAGCAGAAACAGAAGAAATAGTTTCAAGCATATCAGGAACAATGTTTATTGTTACTGTAAAAGTTTCACCTATTGTTACAGGAGTTAATGTAGCAGGACTAGCCGAGGCCATGGTTTTTATTTTCCTTGTCTATTAACATTTGTAATCTTTTATGCCATTTTTCTATTTCTTCATGTTGCTCATGTGTATGTGGACCATCTGGTATTTCAGGCACGAACTCTATAATGTGATCGAAATCATCAGGAATAGATTCCCAAGTAGTAAATGTTTTTAATTCTTCATTAATTAAAAAAACAAACTTGTGCATTTAAGTTATGATACTTCCTGCACTTACTGGTTGAATACCTGTAGTTTGGAATACATATTGATTAGCTATTTCTTTGTCAGGTTCTGCAATCACAGTAACTAAACTTTTATTAAAGTTTAATTTACTGTCAGGATTAACAGTCATGACATATGGAGCCATTCCTATGCCTTTTTGGCTCATGGCTAGCATTACTACTTTTTCTAAAGTTATTGTACTCAAATCTTCCGATATATATTTTCCGATAACTTCTTCACCTGCTGACAACTTTAATGTTACTACGTCGCCGTCACTAAATTTTGATTTTTCAAATAACATATTAGCCTTTTAAATATTGTTTAAGTTCTGTAAATCCACCAATTAGTTTATTATCTAAAAAAATCTGTGGAACTGTACGTGCTGTTGGTACTGCTTCTAATAAATCTTCTTTGCTATAGCCATCTCCGATTTTGCGTTCTTCAAACTCAATTCCTTTGTGTGTTAGTAAGGCTTTAGCTTGATCACAAAATGGACAATGATACTTACTCCATACTACTGCTTTCATAATGTTGGCAACTCCTCATAATCAATAGCGTCACTCATTACGCCTATAACATAATTAGTCGACTCATTCTCTTGTAAGGCAGTTTGTTTCTTACTAGTATCGCTGTGTTTGTTAAACCAAGGAATTGGTGTAGTCTTTGGAGCAGCGTGTTGATATTTGATTCCGATTTCCTTCAATGCGCCTACTGCTGTGTAGTCTACAAAATCTTTTAAGATATTAGCATTCAAACCAATAACAGGACCTTTCTTAAAAAGATAGTCGGCCCATGCTTTTTCTTCACGAATAACATCTTCATACATAGTGTATACTTCGATTTCACATTCGATTTTAGCACGAGCGAATCTTTCATCTTCTTTGACCACGTTGTTAATTAGCATGGCTGTCCATTCTTTATGGAGCAATTCATCTTGTAGAATCAAACTGATAATGTTGCCATTACCAATAAAGATTTTATTCTCTACCATGGCTAAACTTGTAGCAAAACTAACCATAAAGCGGAATGCCTCTAAAGCATAACTGGCATTGAGTGCTAACCAGATTGCTTTGACATGTTCGATGTCAGTTACATTAGCTTCGTTTAATTCTTTACGACAGTTTAGTCTATGTAATAAATCATAATACTTGCCTACACTACTGGCCATGTCAATAATTTCTTGTGTGTCATGAATAGTGTTAAACACTTCCTTAGGCACATTATAGATGTTGCGGATAATGTGACTGTAACTACGACTGTGAATATTAGTTTCAAAGAAACTCCAGTTGTACATAAGTGCTTCTAGTTCAGGCAAACTTACACAAGGAGTAAACACTTGTGCCGGGCCACGGCCTTGTAAACTGTCTAAGGCAGTTTGACGTAATAAATTACTAGTAAAGATATGTTTAACCGCATCGCTGGCTTCTTTAAAATCTCCGGCATCTTTAGTTAGACTAATTTCTTCTGGCACCCAAAAGAAACCACGTGCTGTTTGTTCTATTTTTTGTATCTTAGGATACTTGACTTCTTCAAATCTCTGAATAGTAACTGGACCTTCTGGATCCAAGAACATTTTACGACTTAAATAGTCTGTTTTTGTTTGTAAGTTATATTGTTGTTTGCTCATTTATATGATTCCAATTAATTATTTTCCATTGGTTTTCTAAATACTTCTTTTTGTCAGCTTGGTAATCCAGAGCCCAAGAATGCTCCCACCAGTCTATCAATAGTACTATGTCTTTTTTTACTTCGTGATTTGTTATTGTTTTTATTTTACCACTTTTACTAAGATATACCCATCCGCTACCTTGTATACTCATTGCTGTTTTTTCAAACTCTTCTTTAAACTTATCAAAGGATTTATAGTGTTTGTTTATAAATTCTTCTATAGCACCTTCTGGTTTATTTTTGTTGTTCGGTGCTTGATATTGTTGAAAAAGAATGTTGTGTAAAAATACTCCTGCTTCATTGAACACAGGGTCACCTTCGCCTTTGTTATATCTTTCGGCATAGGTCTTAGCTAACTTTTCGTAATGATAGTTAATTGTATTTTCACTTATGCTAGGATTTAGTTCGTCCTTTTTATAAGGCAAAGGTTTAATACTTAATTTTTCATTACGGCCTTCTGCAATAAATCCTTTTATAAATTCATAACTCATCACAGCTTACAAGCCTCACAGTCTGCATCATCTAACAAGCTTAAATCCATTTCATGGAACCCGTTCATCTTTGGTTCGCCTAGATCTTCTTGACTCTTAGATCCTGTTTTATTAATCAAGCTATAATAGAAGGTCTTAATCCCCCAATAATGCGCTTGCATTAAATTTTTTGCAATTAATGTTGTAGGCACTTTGCGATCCTGATAATGTGCAGGATTATAAAAAGTATTTGTACTAATACTTTGATCAACATAGGCGGCTAACACTGCGGCAGTTTTAATATATCCTGCACAATCTCTTTGATCCCACATTAATTGATATTTGTTTTTCAATCTGTGATACTCAGGAACCACTTGTGTAAACGAACCTGCTTTACTTTCCTTAACACTGATTAAGCTCATGGGCATCTCAATACCGTTCGTGCTGTTTATAACAACACTGCTACTTTCAACCGGAGCAATGGCCATTAGTGTAGCATTACGAACACCATGCTGTTTCATTTCAGCACGTAGAGGTTCCCAATCAAGTTCAGGAGCAAAGTTAGTTAATTCGTTTACACCTTCTGCTCGTAGTTCCCAAGGAAAAATACCTTGTCCATATCTAGTCTTATCGCTGTCTTTACACTTGCCTCTTTCTTTGGCTAGTTCTACTGTAGCTTCAGTTAGGTAGTAAGCTTGATGCTCGATCCAGGTTTTAACCTCTCCCAATGCATCGGTTTCTCCGTATTTAAGACCTCGTTTAGCATGCCAATAAGCAAGATTAGTAACACCAATACCCAAAGGTTGAATTTCGTCATTGCTCAGTTTACTCTGAATTGATAAGAAATCTTGATAGTCCAGTATGTTACATAGACTACGTTGTAAGATGCGACAAGCACGTCGCATATCTTCCGGGTTACGAAAGGCACCCCAGTTGATTGAACCCAGGGTGCATAGGGCAATACGTCCTTCTTCGTCATCTAATCTTTTAAATGCCTTAGTGGGCAACAATATTTCACAACATAGGTTACTTTGATATATCGTATGATACTCAGGATCAAATGGTCCTTGATTCATCACATTATCTATAAACACAAGATAGATACGACCCGTGTCTGTGCGTTCTTTTAAAATTCCAGATTTAAAAACTTCTTCTGCTGATATAACTTTCTTGCGCAGACCAGATACTTTCTCGTACTTGATGTATAAATCTTCAAACCGTTTCGTGTTTGTGTAGAAAGCTTCATAAAGGTCTGGTACTTCGTTGGGATCAAAGAAAGTAATGGATTCTTTATTTTTAAATCTGCGCCAGAAGAAAGCAGACAATACCACTCCGTAGTCCATGTGTCTGACTCGGGTCTCGTCTGTGCCTTGATTATTCTTAAGCACGATAAGATCATCAAACTGATGATGCCAAATTGGATAAAAAACAGTAGCACTAGCATTACGTATTCCACCTTGACTGCAACTCCTTAAATCTGCGAACCATTTTTTTAAAAAAGGCAGCATGCCAGTGTGCATGATTTCGCCACCGCGAATCGGAGAGCCTAATGGACGTAGTCGACCAATTTCTAATCCAATTCCTGCACGTTTACTAGCATACTTAGCCATCATTTCTCCAGAAGCGAAGATACTATCAAGGTCATCATCGCTGCGTATAAGGACGCAGCTACTAAATTGCTTGGTTGGTGTTCCCAGACCAGCAAGAACGGGAGTAGCGAGAGTAAAAAGACCGTCACTGGCCGCTGTATAATATTCTTTAATATATCGCATACGTGCTTGATTGGGTTCTTCTTTATGAAAGACTGTAGCTGCTGCCACCATATATCTAACTTGAGGAGTTTCATATATTTCCTTGGTGCTACGATTCTTGACTAGATATTTTTCAATCAGTTGTTCAATAGCAGCATACGAATATTGTTCATCTTTTGAATGATCTATCATATCATTCATTTTGTTCCAATCTTCTTCTGTATACCAGGACAACAATTCTTCTGTGTACAATCCTGTAGCAACATTTTTCTTTACGATTTCGTAAAGGTGAGGAGGCTCGTATCCACCATATACATCTTTGCGTAGCATACTGAGTCTCTGTTTGCCTGCTACATATTGATAATTGGTATGTCCTAAATCTGGATTGCTTTCTATATCAATCAAATCAACTATGGCTCTTAGTGTAATTTCGTCAATTTCTTTAGTAGTAATACCATCATAGAAATGTGGTTGACTTTTAATTTCGATCATACTTTGACTAACATCGGCAATTCCACTGCATACTTTGGCGATCTGTGTCTGCCACTTTTCTATTGTTAAAGATTCTTTTTTTCCATTTCTTTTTATAACAGTGATGTTCGACATTGATTTATTCTTTTTAATAATTGTGAAGCTATTTAGTGATAAGAGCTACCACTAAGGTATTTGTTTTGATATCAGTAGTTTTGAAGGCTACTCATTGTTTATCTTTTACAGATAGTTAATAATATACTACTTTTTTTTGGATGTCAAGCTATACGAGCTTAACTAAGTGCTTGATATGTGTAGATAAATGTAGTTTGGTTACTGACATTTACATTAACATATTTGATAATAACATCATTACCGGATTTAGTTGCACTAAAACTTATGTTATAAAAATCTCCAGATCCGGTATAATCAAAATCGTCCGATAGTTGTACACCGCCACTTGAGTAGTTTACCGCAACTGTAATTTTACCTCGTCTTGTTTCTACTGGGCTTGTGCATTTTGTTACATAATTTATTTCATATCCCATAGTTTGAGATATTGGTAATCTAAAGGCAAAAGTTTCGGTAAAATTAGTTTCTAAAATAATTGATCTTGGTTGACTATTTGAGTACAATGCGATTCCAGAAACCTCAGGCAAGTATGTATCTACTTGATTTCCGGTTAATGCGTATTGTCTATCAAAATTTTCTTGAAGACTAGAATTGCCTTGTGCTATAAATGCTATATTACTAGTTTGATTATTACTGTTTCCGCCTCTGTCATTGCCTACATTGATAAAAGTATTGCCTCTTGATCTATTACCGTATCCAGTTTCAATATAAATTCCGTGTTCGTCGATATCTTCGAACGCACAATCTAAAATATGATTAAATCTTGGACCATACTGTTCGCCTACTAAAGGACTGCCTCCAGTGTTATCTCCAAAACTAAACCCTACACCGCATTCTGAAATATTACAATTATTGAAAACATTATTTTTAATATCTGTTTTACTGAATACTGCTCGTTTAAATCCTTCAATGTCGATACGATTAAATTCGTTTCTTTGACAAGTTACTATGGAACTTAATGCATATAATCCTATAGCGATACTGTTATCAGTACCTGACAACGTACTATCATCGAATGTTCCTTTTATTTCTAAATCTTCAAATACACTGTCTCTAACTGCATTTAATTGTAGTGCTTGATTAGTATTGTCGCCTACATCTAAAGTAAAATCCTTAAGTAAAATAAATTTTGGCTGATCATTGAATACAGGTGTTCCAGGATTAATTCCTACAGGATATGTGATCGCTCTTCTATTAGTTGTTGTAGATTGATCTTCAATAAATCTAAAAACTGTTTTACTTACTGATGTGAATTGAAAAATAGTTTTCTTTATACCTGCACCTACTAATCTAACATGGCTAGGTAGAAAAATTGTATCACTGATATAGTACGTTCCAGCCGCAAATTCTAAAGTTACTCTGGTCTCTGGATTAAACATTGTAGATTTATTAAGATACAGATTATCAATAGCACGTTGAATGTTTACTGTTTGATCTTCTAATCCAGGATAGATACCATAGGAAGCAGCAGTTACACGTTCATCTAATCGTTCTTGTAATGTTCGAGTGATTGGGTAATTTACATCGTCAGATGTTAAAATATTAGGATCATCAACTTTATATGTATAGCTAGTGGCTATATCTAACAAGTTGTCTGCATCAGTAATAATTCGTGTATTACCAACAGTAGGTGCGCCTTCACTAACTGCACCATTACCAATGTATAATTTCTGAGTGTCAATAGCCCATGCAAGTTCTCCGCTGGCTAATTGTGGAATTCCTGTTTCACTTTCTTTACCGCGTCTAAGTTGTATGCGGCTAATTTGAACTACGGCCATGTAAATATCCTCGCTATTTGATATTTATCCGTATAGTTTGTAGTATTGTTCTACACGATCACACCAGCGTTCTGTCCACATGTCAAAATCTCTAGATTCTAACACAAATTGCTGATATTGCGGTTCGCCCCAGACACCAGGGTCTATTTCTGGTGGGCGTACACACATCATGATCACTCCTTTACGTATGTTTGTTCCATGTACTTCGTTATGTGCAAGAGCATAGGCAGTAAGTTGCAAGAAATAATCATCGATCCATTCTAATTTTTTAGGTTTGTTAGTTTGTTTAAAATCCAGTATTGCTTCATCGCCGTCATGTAGTCCTACGCAATCTGTGGTACCTGCATATAATCCTGGAAAGTATAACGGAACCTCGCTGCCCCAAACTTCATGAACTAAAGGAAATCCTTCTTTAATCACGTGTTTGGCCATTAACAAACTTTGTTGAGCATAAGGATTAGACACAGATTCTTTTAATGTATCTCCTTTAATATAGTCTTCGAGGAACTTGTGCATACGTGTTCCGCGACCAGCAGCTTCAGTAGTAATTTCTTGAGCACGTTTTTCACCTACTGCCTTTTTCCAATTTGCCAGTGCTTCTCGTGCTTCTGCAGGCTTGGTTTTGTCCAGGATTGTTGTTACGCTAGGAACTTTCGAACCGTCAGGGCAAGCATAAAGTCTTTTCCCTGACGATTCGTCTCTTTGTAGTTTTGAGTAGATAAATTTTGATTGTAATAAAGTAATAGTAACATTATATAGTTACTAATGAATACTGTCAACCTGGTTGTTGGAGAACATTATTAGCAGCTCTTACTGCATCTGCATTGTTTGTTTGAGGTTTTTGACCTAATTCTGTAGGTGGTTCTTTTTCTTTAGTTTTAATAGTAATACCGTAGCTGCTAAAGTTTTGAACTAAATTTTTTACGTTAGGATCTTTATCAAAAATCATTTTAAATGTATCATAGTCTAAATCCTGACCTGTTACATTTTGATAAATCTTGCTGATAGCATCCCAACTAAATTTAGATGTGGCTTTTTTTGAATTAGCTCTATGTTGAAGACTAGAAAGAACGCGAACTAGGTCCGCGCTCTCCATTACTTTTTTTTTGAATTTAAAATTTGGCCTAATTTTCTGCTGTATTCTATACTTTCTCTACGCTCTCGGCCTGCTGCTGCTTCTCCGCCTGCTGCTGGAGCACTGGCTGCAAATTCATCGCCTGTGGCTGCTAACTCACCTTCTAAACCAGTTTCTCCTTCAGGAGCTGGCATTTCGGGTGCAGCCATACCAGGTGCTTCTTCACCTGTAATAACGGCTACAGCTTGTGCTAGAGCAGTTCTATTTGTTTCTAAATTGCTGTATAAATCGTCTAATGCTGGCTTAACTTTTTGTTCAAATTGATTACTAATTTCAGATCCTAGTTCGTCTCTTATAGAGTCCACTAACTCTAGCATAGATTCTGATTTCAGGCTTGCAGTGTCTTCTAACCATCCAGTGATTTTGTCCACCATGTCACGTGCTTTCATAATCAATGCTGCTTTTTCTTCTTCGCCTTCGTTTAATACTGTTTCACTTAGAGCCTGACGTAACACATCCATTGCTTCGCCTACGCTTTCTTTTTTAGCCATTTTAGTAGCCGTAGCATACATGACTTCGTCGCCTCGTTTGCCATATTTCTTTGAAAAGTCGCCTTTAACTTTCTTCATACCTTTCACGTATTTCTCACGCTTAGATTCTTCGTCTGGACTTAATGAACGCTCTGTTAATGCTTGAACAATAACATCTAAGAATGCACGATCTTTACGATATTCGTTATTCTCGTAAACAGCGTCATAATTTTGACTAGATTCAAATGTAGCAATTTTATCAACTAGACGGTCTCTGACCACTGCTAGTTGTTCGTAAGTAAAACTGTCCAAATTAAGCTTATAGCCAAACTTCTTGGCCATGCTTTCATTCAATGTCTTACTGGTTTTTGGATGTGAAAGGTCTTTTACTTGCATTGCTATGTCCTATAAGGTTTGTTAAAATTATTTATCCGAAATTATAACTAAAGAGCTTTGAAATTTCTAGTTTATATTGTTCTGCTCTAGTTTTTGTAATATCCCATCTAGAAATATATATATCTTTCTTTATCATGTCCTTAGTTTTATTGCATTTTTCTCTAAAAATTAAAGAATCAATTATATTAGTCCAATATTTCGTATCTAAGTTTTTTACTTCGTTAAACTTTTCTATCTGATTTCTATCATAAAATTTTGCTGCTAGAGCAGCATTCACTTTTAATTTAAAAGTTTCTATTATACGACCGCTCTGATCTTGTAAATCCCAGTTTTCTAATACGTTCTTTTTAATTTTATAATGTTTATATAATAAACAGTTTTTATTAACAACTAGTAGAGGAACTTTTTTATTAAATTCCTCTTCTAATATTTTTTCCAGTTTCTCTGCTTGTTTTTTAAAATTCATTGGCTATTACTTTAGGATCTTTGTCTCCTATCTTAATTACCAAACTTTTACGTATCATACCCTCAATTGTGAATTGCTCCCTTTCGCTAAAACTGCTTAATGCTCTAGGATAATTCAGTTTTTTTAACATTGCCTTTTCATCATTTGAAGTGTAAATTTCAAATGTTTTAACTAGTTCATTTAATTTCATTTTAATCCAGATAGTTTTTTAATACGATCTATTTCACTGTTTGATTCAGCAAAATTTGATGGTACCATTGGTTGAGCTGTTTGACCTTGTGGTCCTGATGCAACAGCTGGTGCCTGCTTCTTTCCGAATAGTCTATCAAAGAATCCAGGTTTGTTAGGATCTTGTTTTGTTCTTCCAGTTTTAGGATCCCAATTACCTGCGCCAGGATATTTAGTAACATCAACTATACCAGTTTGTTTTGATCTCCAAGCCATTTCATCATCCGATCCAGTAGTTATATTAGTTTTAGCTCCTGTTCCAGTTGTGACTGGCTTCGGAGCAGTACTTAATCCTGTATCTGGATTAGTTGCAGGCGTACCTGCGAAATCTTGAGCTGTCTGTATTGGTGCAGGTTGTGCAGCTTGAGCAGGTTCTGGTGCAGGAGCTGGTGCAGGAGCTGGTGCGGCCGCAGGTGGATTAGGGTTATCTGCTTGTGGTGCAGATTGTCCAAATGCTGCTCCAGATTGTGCTTGAATTCCTAATGCATTAGCTTGTGGAGGAGGAGTAGGTGCAGACTTCGCTGCCATAGCATTGGCTGCTGCTCCACCGTAAGGTGCTTCTGGTGCTGGAGCTGGTTGTTCACCGCCTATAGCTAATTGTTTTAGTCTGTCTAATTCAGCACTAGGTGCCGCTTGACCTGTGGGCGCTGGAGTAGAAGTTTGTACTTGTCCGGTATAATTACTAGTTTGCTGATCTCCTGCATCTGCACCGGCCATTGCATCTACTGGTTTTTTAGGCTGTACTTTGTTAGTCTTTACTTTTTTAGTCTGTGATTTTTTCTGCGGATTATTAGGATCGTATGTCGGATTTTTGTTATTACCTGCCAGTCCGGTTCCAGCTGCTGGTGCAGCACTTGGTGCAGCTGTCGGTGCCTGTGGTCTACCAGCTGCTGCATCTTGAGCTGCTTTTAACTGTTGAGCATTCATAGGTCCTTCTTTCAATACAATATCATTAATTTTCATAATTTTTTCCTTATTTGAAACCAGACAATCTGCGTATGTCTTGGAGTGATTCTACTTTACCTATTTCAACAGCATCTCCTGCTTTGATAGTTGGCTGTGCTGTAGCAGTTGCACTTTGAGCCCCTGTAGCTTGTGGTCCCATTAATTTTAATTTACCTGTTGCTGGATCTTTAGTTAAACTTGTTGGATTTTTCTTAAGATCAACAATTGTAGTCATTCCTGGA